CGTAGAGAGCATCCTGGTTCTCATTTATCAATGGCTGTAACTACAGAGCCTTCTAAACTTAAAAAGGGAAGTAAGGCGTGGAAGCGTAGGCATAGCTTTTGTGCGAGAATGTCTAATATGCCCGGCCCAATGAAGGATGAGAAAGGTCGTCCAACGAGAAAGGCTCTTTCACTACGTAAGTGGAATTGCTGAAAAAACTAAATAAGAATAGGACTAAATAAGTCCAAAAATAACCCATTTGAGGACAGACCAATGAACGCTTTACTCCTACTTATTAAGCCAATTCTTTTCTCCTTTCTAACTTCAAAGGCAGTAAAGGACTTGGTAATTCAATTACTTGAAGGTTATGTAAAAACTACTGATAATCAAGTTGATGATGCTTTAGTGAAAATCGTAGAAGAAAAACTTTTTACCGCTCAATGATAAGACTTGAGTGATGATTAATAAAAAGGGATAGATAACTCTATCCCTTTTTATTTTTTATAGAATTTAAAGTCAATAAATATTAATAACACATATTTTTTATAGGAACGTAATATGGCGATTTGGGGAATTTCAACCACAACAGAAACTTTTGAAAATAATTATGGAATACCAAAGAATTTAAAGGAAGTTGATAGAAATCACACTCCTCATAATTGCTTTGCGGATAACCGTGGATGGATTTACCGTAATTATTCTGATGGTAAGTTTTCTGGACTTTCCACTTCATATAATGATGAAGTTATAGTAGCTGTTGCAGGATTAAATACTACTGGAATTGGATCTAATACAACTGGTCTTGGAGTTGCAACTCCAGTTGCAGTGTTCTTTGCCGACCCTAACAACTCCTCAATTATTTCAGTTGGTGGGGGTGCTACTACCGGAATCTCTACTGGAACTAATGGTGAAGTTCATTTAGTATATAATGAAGTTGTATATGTTAGCGCAGGGGCAACTGTAAGTATTCGTCGTTCAACTGGAAGTGTAATTATTGCGACTGCGACTTCTACTGGAGTTCCAGTGCAAGTAAATGTTCCTGGAGTTGGTCAAACCTACATTGAATTTAACGGACAAGTTACTAACCGTATTGCGTTTACATTCACAATTCCAAATACTGGAATTGGTACTGGATTAAGAATTAATATGGCGGCAGGCGTAACTGGAACTATTGTGGATGCATATGATGGAGCACCTGTAGAGAAAGTTTTCACCCCTGATATTATTCGTAATGTTGGTGGAGCTGGAAATACTGTTGATGTTGGAGTTGGAACTACAGTTTTAACTATTGTTGCATAATTTATATGAGATTTGATGAATTGAATGAAGATAATTTTATTCTTTTTGCTATTAAGCATTATGAAAATCCTCAAGCAGTGACTGAAGATGATTTTTATGATGATATTAAGCGATTTAAATGGATAAAAAGATTATTGAAGAAATATAAAGTGAATGGTGAGATGAATATGCATTTACTTATTAATCATTTTTTAATTCTTTATAACATTTTTGGCGATGCTGCAACTCCTCTTCTATTTTTTAAAGTAGATTCGGAATATTGGAGCTTCATAAAGACTATAATAATATATCTTGGACGTTTCCCTGAATATCCAAAAACAAAATTACACGATATTCCAGTTGATATTGATTGTTTATCCCATCTCAATGAACTCTAATGAAAGACCGAATTTTTGAAAATGCTTTAAATGTTATCAGAAACTATTTGAAGGAAGAAGGTTTTTCTGCCGTACCTCCTACAAATAATGCAAGTAATTCAAATATTATAGATGTTGAACAAAAAGGTCCACCAGTAGACTTAAGAAAGAACAAATATAAAAAACTACCAGGCCCATACAGAGACTTATTTAGGAGAACAAATAGTGTTAAACCCCAATACCCCAGTTGATACACGAGTTGCAATATTAGAAGAAAAGTTCTCTGTATACGAGCAGATGATGAATAAAATGGAATCTGCTATACACACAATAAGTGAAACCTGTCAGGGTATTTCAAAAATGCTCGCAATTCACGAAGAAAGAATTGAAGCTACATATAAAGCAGATAGTTATATACTTGAAAAGATTAAAGATATTGAAACAAAGAATTCAGAAGATCATAATAAAGTAATCACAAAGATTGAAAAATTAGAAGAAAAAATAGAAAGTTTAATTAAATTTCGTTGGTTAGTTGGAGGGGCAATAGTATTCGTTGTATTCATTTTTAATCAGCAACAAGTTAATTTTATGGATTATTTGCCTAATAACCAGCAACCTGATATGGTAAGACCAGTTAAGTGATTTTCTGAATGTCCTTTATTGAGCAAAATTATATTGGGATGATTTCTTCCCGATTAGATAAATTTACACAGAAAAATAATACTACTTACAACTTTAGATGTTTTTATTGTGGAGATTCTAAAAAAAGTCAATCAAAAGTGAGAGGGTATTTATACTCAATTAAGGATACTTTTAATTATAGATGTCATAATTGTGGTAAATCAATTTCATTTAAAAACTTTCTTAAAGATATTGATCCAATTCTATATGAAAAATTCATATTAGAAAAGTTTAAAGGAGTTAAAGAGCAAGAATTAAAATTAAAACCAGTAGCGATTAAGAAGGTAAAAAAAGAAAAAAAGTATTTTGATTTACCTCTTATATCAGAACTAAATACAGAACATCCCGCCAGAATATATCTTGAACAAAGAAGAATTCCGAAAGATAAGTTTAATACTTTATACTTTAGTGAAGCTTTCAAACAGTGGACTAATACGCAAAAACAAACATTTAATTCATTGAGGTATGATGAACCTCGTATTATCATACCTTTAATTTGTGATGGGAATATATTTGGCTTTCAAGGGCGAAGTCTTTCTAAAAATTCAAAATTAAAATACATAACAATTATTTTAAATGATGAATATCCTAAAATATATGGATTAGAAACAATAAATTGGAATCATAATGTATATGTTTTAGAAGGTCCTTTTGATAGTATGTTTGTAAAGAACTCAATCGCAATGGCTGGAGCTGATATGAATATATCTGAACTTGAAAATAAAAAAGATATTGATTTTATATTCATATATGATAATGAGAAACGAAAAAAAGAAATCGTAGATAGAATGGAGAAGACCATAGATCAAGGTCATTCTATTGTTATATGGCCGGATGACTTGAAAGATAAGGACATCAATGATATGATATTACAGGATATTCCAGTGATGGATATTATTAAGAATAATACATTTAGAGGCTTACAAGCAAAAATTAAATTTAACGGATGGAAAAGAGTATGAGTCAATTAGGTATTACAGTTAAAAAAAGAAAGGGTTATACTGAACCTCTTGATTTAGAAAAACTTCATAAAATGGTTGAAACTGCTTGTGAAGGATTGAGTGGTGTTTCTGCTTCTCAAGTTGAAATGAGTTCAGGAGTTCAGTTTTATGATGGAATTGATACTGTAACAATTCAACAAGTATTAATTAAGTCGGCTGCAGATTTAATTTCTTTAGATAATCCTAATTATCAGTTTGTAGCGGCTAGACTTCTTTTATTTTCTATTCGTAAATCCCTATATGGTAAGATTAAGGACCATCCTTCCTTTTACGAACATATTCAAAACTGTGTTAGTGAAAATGTATATGCCTCGGAAATACTGGATAATTACACTGAAGATGAGTTAAATAATCTAGGTTCTTATATTGACCACCATAGAGACTATCTATTTACATACGCAGGACTTCGCCAAGTAGTAGATAAGTATCTAGTTCAAGATAGGAGCACCGGGCAGATATACGAGACTCCTCAATTTATGTATATGATGATTGCAGCAACTGGGTTTGCAAATTATCCTAAAAATACTAGACTTTCTTATGTTAAAAGATATTATGATGCGATCTCAAAACATAAGCTAAATGTACCAACACCAATTATGGCTGGAGTAAGAACTCCACTTAAGCAATCTGCATCTTGTGTTCTTCTAGACTGTGGAGATTCTCTTGAGAGTATTATCGCAACTGATGGTGCAATGATGCGTTATATTGCTGGTCGTGCTGGAATTGGATTGAATATTGGAAGACTTCGTGGAATTGGAAGTAAAATTCGTGGTGGAGAAGTTGTTTCTACGGGAATTATTCCTTTTCTTAAAAAGTTTGAGGGTTCATTGAAGTCTTGTCATCAAGGTGGGGTAAGAGCTGCAGCCGCTACGGTATATTTTCCAATTTGGCACCAAGAAATTGAAAGTGTTATTGTGCTTAAAAATAACAAAGGAACTGATGAAAATAGAGTTAGGAAGTTGGATTATAATATCCAATTCTCTCGCATTTTCTATGAACGATTTATTAACAATGAAAATATTACGCTATTCTCCCCAGATGTTGTCCCTGGACTGTATGATAGCTTCGGAACGGATACATTTGATGCTCTCTATGTTAAGTATGAAAATGATACATCTATTCCAAAGAAAGTGGTTAAGGCTCAAGACCTTATTCTAGATGTTCTGAAGGAAAGGCTAGAAACTGGTCGTATTTATTTAATGAATGTAGACCACGCAAATAGTCACAGTCCATTCAAAGATCAAGTTGTAATGAGTAATCTTTGTGTTTCTGGTGATACTAAAATTAAAATCAAATACCCAGAAGCAATATATGATGATATTGGAGAGATTTATGATTGGAAAGTTTATGAAAAAGAAATTGAAATTGAAGAATTGGAACAGTATATTTGCGATAGAGATTGTAGAATTAGTACTTATTCGGCATATGAAGGAGACCCTTGTGAAGATGTTCCTCAAATAGAAGTTCTTTCTTATAATATTCAATGTAATCAAGAAGAATGGAAACCAATTACTGCATTTGCGGAAACTTCACCAAAATCAAAAGTAATGAAAATTACTGATGAAGAAACTGGTAAGAGTATTGTGATAACACCAGAACACCAAGTATTCACAAAAAATCGTGGGTATGTGATGGCGAAAGACCTAACTGAAACCGATGAATTGGTAATTAATTAATAGATAGGAAGTGTAATTTCTATATTTTATAAATAGTTATGAGATTACACTTCCTATTATGAAAACATATATTGTTTATAAAATTACCAATAAAAAAAATGGAAAGTCTTACATTGGAAAATCCGAATATCCATTAGAGCATCGTTGGAACCGTCATTTATCATCAGCAAGAAATGGCTCTAAATTTAGATTTCATTGTGCGATTAGAAAATATGGAGAAGACTGTTGGGATTTATCTGTGATTGAAACCTATCTAACTGAAGATTCAAATTTAATTAATGAAAAAGAAATTCATTTTATTAAATTATTTGAAAGTGATACTAAAAAAGGTTATAATGCAACATCAGGTGGGACTGGTGGATGGATGATTCCTAGATGTTCTAAAGAGATTCAAGACCAATGGAAAGAAAAGTTATCCGAAAGGAGCACTGGTTCAAATAATCCAAATCATTCTGGATATAGTGATGAAGATTTAATTAACTTTGGTCTTAAATTTATTGAAAAATATAATTTTATTCCAGGTCAAAAAAGATTGAATAAATTTTGTAAAGAAGAATTAAATGTAGATTTTCCAAAAAGTTTTTCTAAAAACCGATTTGAGGGAAAAAGAGAAAATTACACTAAAAATCTTGAAGAAAGAAGTGGTTTAAAATTTAATCCTAATCATAGGACGTTAGAAGAAAGAAAAATTATTGCCGAAAAGGCATCATTAACATCAACCATTATGTGGAAAAAAAGGAGAGAAACTAATGCTAAAGATTGAATACCTTGAAGAAGAAATTCCAGTTTATGATATTACAGTAGAAGGGACTCATAACTTCTATGCAAATGATATTTTGGTACATAACTGCACAGAAATCTGCGAACCGACTACTCCAATTGAAGACTTAAATGACGAGAATGGAGAAATTGCATTATGTACGTTATCTGCATATAACGTAGGACTTATCAAATCAGATAAGGAGCTTGACGACCTTTCAGATCTTGTAGTTAGATTTTTGGATGAGCTTATTGATACTCAAACATATCTGGTTAAAGCTGCAGAAATTTCAACAAGAAATCGTAAGATGCTTGGAATTGGAATTATTGGATTGGCTCATTATTTTGCAAAACTTGGAGTTAGTTATGAAGAACCAGAAGCTTGGAGTGCAACTCACGGACTTGCTGAAAGTATTCAATATTATCTTTTGAAAGCCTCAAATAATCTTGCAAAAGAGAAAGGAGCTTGTGGTTATTTTAACAGAACTAAATATTCGGATGGTATTTTACCAATTGATACTTATAAAAAAGATATTGATGATATTTGCAATGATCCACTTCAACACGATTGGGAATCTCTACGTCAAGATATCTTGACTTATGGGTTAAGGCATTCTACACTTACAACAATAATGCCTAGTGAAAGTTCTTCAATTGTTTCAAATGCTACAAATGGTATTGAGCCTCCTAGAGGTCTTCTCTCCTATAAGAAATCAAAAAAAGGACCAATCAAACAGATTGTTCCACAATATTCATCATTGAAGAATAACTATACTCTTCTTTGGGATATGAAATCTAATAAGGGATATTTCAATGTTGTTGCGATGATTCAAAAATTCTTTGATCAAGCAATTAGCACAAATTGGAATTATAACCCTGATAATTTCTCAAATAAGGAAATTCCAATGAGTGTAGTTGTAAATGATTTTCTATCCTCTTATAGATTAGGCCATAAGACTGCATACTATAGTAATACATACGATGGTCGCAGTGATGGGGTTGAAGACAAAGAAGAACCTAAAGGTGATATTCAAGATTTAATTAACGAATTAGCCAATCAAGATGGAGACGATTATTGTGAATCCTGCACAGTCTAAAATTAAAGGTATGACGGTTTTTAATACCAATCAAGTGGATACCCTTAAACAACCTATGTTTTTTGGGGCTCCACTTGGAGTTCAAAGATATGATGTTTATAAGTATCCAATATTTGATAAGCTAACCCAACAGCAGTTAAGCTTTTTCTGGAGACCAGAAGAAGTATCTTTACAAAAGGATAAGTTAGATTATCAAAAATTGAGACCAGAACAAAAGCATATATTCACATCTAATCTTAAGTATCAGATTATGTTGGATTCAGTTCAAGGTAGAGGTCCTGGTTTGGCGTTTTTGCCTTACTGTTCTCTACCTGAATTAGAGTCTTGTATGACTGCTTGGGAGTTTATGGAGATGATACACTCTCGTTCATATACTCATATCATTAAGAATGTTTATCCAAATCCAGCAGAAGTATTTGATAAGATTATTGACGATGAAAATATTCTGGAGCGAGCCAAAAGTATAACTGAAACATATGACGAGCAGATTAATTTGGCTCAACAATATGGCTCTTCAAATCTTTGGAAATTTAATAATGAAGGAGTAGATATTGGTAAAGATGGTTTGTATGATGTAAAAAGAGCATTATATCGTGCAATTATGAATGTAAATATTCTTGAAGGTATTCGCTTCTATGTAAGTTTTGCTTGTTCTTTTGCATTTGGCGAACTTAAGTTAATGGAAGGCTCTGCAAAAGTTATTGAACTTATTGCAAGAGATGAAGGGGTTCATTTATCTATCACTCAAAATATTCTTTCAAAATGGAAAGCTGGAGATGACCCCGATATGATTAAAATCGCTCAAGAAGAAGAGCAATGGACGTATCAAATGTTTGAAAGGACTGTAAATGAGGAAAAGCGTTGGGCTCAATACCTATTTAAAGATGGTTCAATGATTGGACTTAATGATAAACTTCTATGGATGTATGTTGAATGGATTGCTAATCGTCGTATGAAAGCGATTGGACTTAAGCCAATGTATGATGTTTCCGCCAAGAATAATCCTCTTCCTTGGGTAGACGAGCATTGGTTAAATAGTAGAGGTATGCAGGAAGCTCCAATGGAGACTGAAAAAACTTCATATTTGGTTGGAGCAGTTAAACAAGATATGGACTCTAATGCATTTGCAGGATTTAAATTATGAACCCAAGAAAATACAAACAAAAAGAAAATCAAAAAAAGAAAGAGGAAAAGGCTAAACTTATGGAGCCTATCCTAATTTTTCAAAAACTAGAAGAAATCATTTCAGAGGAGCAGGGCTAGTCCCTTCTCCTCTTTTTTATAACTTTTATAAATACTAAAAAGACTTTATTTGTAAATGGATACTACTCATAATTTTAAGAAACCTTATAGTTCATTTTTGGAAGGAGTTGCTTCA